CTTCCTTCAGTCGGAACCTCGCGATTCAGACCTTGCCTTTGGCTATGTGCTTGGCGCCACCGCCCGCACTTCGGGACTTTCACCCTGTAGAGTTCGCTCATGCCGAGCGCACATAAAAAAGCGCCCGTTAAGGCGCTGACGATAATTGCTGAGGTGCTAGCTGAGAGCTACACCAATTTAGAGGCCGTTAATACACGGCTCCTTTAGGCAAAGGTTTAGGGTCTTCTATAGGTGTTCCGCTTAAGTAAGCCTCCACCACTCGAAGTTTTTCCTCTTCGTTCACCGGATAAAGACTCCCCCAAGCATGGAGAATTGGAATCTCTCCAAATTTCTCCTCATATTTGTCATAGAGTTCCTCGTTAGAGAGAGACATCAGCCGATCGACTTCTTTTTTGTCCATTGTTTTTCCTTGCTATGGGATACCAAATCCTTAAGCATTTCGTTGAAAACATTATAAGATTTGGAAAGGTTTTGTTTTACGGCGGGTAGCTCACATCAACGTTTTTCAGGTCCACATTAACCGCATTAAAGAAGCTCATAGAAACTTTGATCTGGCTCTGCATGCTGAGGTGGATCATCAGCGTTGATCTTCGTACATAGTTATCGGAGTCCCCGATGATGGTTGTGTCTCTCGGATCATCCGCATGAAGCAGGCTGATTCCTCTATCAACGAAAAACTGCACGCCGACCTGAGACCTGCATACTGTCTCCAAGGCCTGAGCTCTCAGCATCGCATTCATGCCATCAGAGCCGTTTAGCGTCGAAGCGTAGCAATCGACCTGAACCAAAACCTCTATAGTCGTTGAGAGGTAAACATTGTCATCGGTTTGGTCCTTCTCCCAATCCTCGGCACTCGTCCCGTGTCGCACGCTTGAGATGTAGGAATAGATGACGTAATCGTTCCCTTCAGGAGGCAATGCCAGATTGTTCTGGTTACCGTAGAAAATGTTTTCCGGCGCCACTTCCGGAACTGCAAATATCTCAAGAAATTCTTGGATCACTGTCCGGATGTTCGGGGTCAGGTTTTGTGCTTTCATCTTCATTCTCTGCGATATTCAGTTTCTGAGGCGTGGTTTGGAATGTGCAGCGGACCGCCTCCCAACCAGCGTCCGAAAAATCCTCGATCACCGCAGTGATCAGCCACTGGCCTCCCTTAGAGTCTTCGACATAATCTCCCGACCTTGCTAGTGGTCTATAGATTGCCCACGGCCGCTGCTTCTGGTCGCTCGATGCGTAGAGGTACAGGCGCCGGATGATGGTGTTCTGTCCGGCTAAGTTGGCATGATCAAGAGCGCTATCGCCTTCACTTTGTAAATTTCCTTGAATCTCCTCTGCTGGTGCGTAATACGCTTGGACGATCCCTCCTACATTCTTTTGGCCGACCGATCGATACAGCTTGAAGGTTTCGTCTGCATAGTTGGCGTTAATCGCCTGGCGGACAATTGCGTGTAGGTTGAGAGACATTAGGAAACCTTCCAAGTTATAGAGCTTTGCAAGACGCCACTCAGCGTCAAAGGCTTTGTGGTCATCACGTTGTTAGGTAGAGTGCCTTTCCCTTTAGCTTTCTTGGCCTTGTCCATTTCTCCTCTTGCCTGCATCAGTGCCATCGTTAGCTCTGATCGTTTGGGAAATGAACCTGCCGGAATACCTGCTTCTCGGATCGTTTGCTTGATATCGTCGGTGGCCATTTGCCCCATGACACCTAACGAATGCTTTATGTCGAACGTTTTTAGGAAGCGAGACCTAAATTTCACCTGCCAATCCATTCGTTTTTGAGCGTAGGTGGCTCGCATAAACGGACGCGGAGGCATGTACAGGGTCGTGAACTTGCTGTTCGGAGGAAGTCCTAGCTGGGCTGACAGATAGTGTCCTTGCTTACTCGTCACTGATTGGGTCCACCCATATTCCAAATACATCCCAATGCTGGCAATGTCCGGAATCATTATTCCGACCTCTAGCTTTTTATTGCTGTCGGCCTTAAGTTTCTCTGACAGCTTTTTGAACGCATTGTTAGATGTGATGTTGATGCCCATCATCATCCCCACGGATGGTAATTGTTTCCCGGATAAACTCTGCCGCCGATTCGGTATTTGGCAGTCAGCGTCCAGTACATGGCGCCGCATTGGGTTTGAGCCCACCAATCTCCGACAAAAGTATTCGTTTTCAGAAGGTCAAAACTGGTACTCACACTTCCCTGCGTAGCACTAGCAATCCTGCCAACCTGACCATTCGGCTGCTGGCTGAGGGTTAGCAGATGACAGGTTGCCAAATCCAGGAGCCGCTCCCTTGTATAGATCTTGTTGTCCGGATCGTAGGGAGCAAAGCTGTCGGCGTCCGTATTCCCTACAAACTCAACCGCCAAATCAAAGTAGAACTGGAGAGTTTCGTCTGGGAATTTAACTTCATCCGAAAACGCAGGATGAAGGATTCGAAATTTTTCAGGATCAAAGACGACGACAGCCATTTTGTTAACCTTCTTCGTTCTTAACTTCTTCAACGTTGACCGATTCAGGATCGATCGGATTGAGGCCGTGAGATGCTTCCTTTAGTTCGTCCTCGCGGCTTCTGAATTCTTGAACTGATTTCATCTCCATCAGGCACGGAAGACCGCCATTCACTCCTGTGAACACAGCTTCTTGACCATGCATACGAATGATGTTTTCCCAGTCTTCTTTGTCGATCTGGAACGCAACCGAGTTTCCCTTGCCCAGCAGGATCCCGTCACGTTTTCCTCTAAGCGAATCATTAACTCCGGGGAAGATGATCGTCTTTGTTCCGCCATTACCGTTCGGCACATCGTCAAATTTGAGGCCGTGTGCAAGAGTGCAAGCAATGATCACAGTGGACTGAGTTTTAGCAGCGCTCTTCTTCTGAGTGTTGCTGAAATTGTCTGCGACAACCTTTCCGGATGTTGCTTTCTGAGTTGTGTTGGTTCGAGCCATTATTTTCAATCTCCTAAGAAAGAGGCCCGATCTCTCGGGCCTCCATAGCTGGTTAGTTCAGGTTAGATGCCAAGCATTGTTGCGACGAGGCTGGGACGACGAATAACAGCGCCCCAAGTTCCGCCCACCACTTTCTGCTTGTAGCTGGACATTTCCGGAACCACACGACCCAAGAAATATTTCTCAGAGAATGCGCAGATACCGGTTTCAATGCCAAACAGATCAGGAACGGTCATGTACAGCATTTCACCTGCAGTCGTGGTCAACTCAGGAAGCTGAACAACCTCGATGTTGGGGAAGGACTGCTTGAGCATGGTCATAGCTGTAAGACCGAAACTGTTCGGTTCGGTCAAGTACGGAGCTCTGGTGTTACTGACAGCGAGAACGATGCGGGAGTTCTGATCAACCAAACCGCCGTTATTCTTGCTAATTTCAGCCCAAAGCTTGTTAATGTCGTTATAGACAATGTTGGCAGTCTTCTCAGGCTGTGCTGCGCACTTTGCCGCCCACGTAGAGTTAGCGGTAGATCCTGTAGTGATGGAGATCGGGGAAATCGAAGCATTCAAGTTCGGGTCATTTAACAGACCGTAGACCTTCTTACCTTCGACACCATAAAGCGCAAACTTGTTGTGAGCCATTGCCATCACGTAAGCAGAAGCCTGTTGTTTAGAAGAAACAACATTCAACTTGGCCTTGGCCGCAAGACCGACTTCGCGGTCGCCATACTTGATGACGGTCTGGAACAGGAAGTTTTCACGAGTCGGGTACTCCACGTTCACGTCTGTGGAGACGTTCTCTGCGAAGTCAGAGTAAGGAGTTACATTGCCGGCATACTCTTCGACCGGGAAGGTGAAGAAATTGTCAGTCCAATCGCCCTTGCGTTCTTCGCCGAAAATCTTAGTAGCGTTCTGGGCGGCAAAGAGAATGGGGACGACCTGCGGGTCAATGAATGTCGTGAAGACGGACGGAACACCGACAGACACAGGAGTCTGCAATGCGGCATCTCGAGCCATTGCCTTAACCGTTGCATCGTAGTCGACGTTGATCTTGCCCTTTGCGTCGGTGGAATAGGACATGAATCCCTTTGCTTCCACACCATGCACGCCCTTTTGTTTTGCTAATTCAAAATCGTTCATTTTTTACCTCAGATTAGGATCCGGTCGCGGCAGGCTGATAACCGAGGCCGTGATTGGAAATGATGATCGTGTCGCCCTTTGCGCCAGCCGTCTGAACTGTCCAACCGGTGTCATTTGTGGCGCCGGCGGTGCCAAAAGTGATGGCGCCGGTAGTCGGATTACAAAGAACCGCCTGACCGACCGTGGCGGCTGCGGGAGCAACGATGTAGTAATCACCTCGAACGGCAATCGTCAGCTCAGAGCCCTTCGGATAAATATCCGGAGTATCTGTGCCCAGCTCGATGGACGCGGTGAACGTGCGCTCAACAAATCCGATCGGCTTGTCTCCTGCAGAGCCCGTCAAAGAGGCGATCGGGAATTTCACTGCTGTTCCGGTTGTGGAGGCGGCCACAGCAAACGCAAAACCACCGCACTGGACAGTACCGTCAGACAAATAGTTCTGAGGCGTGTAGACGGCCTGATTGAATGCAACCTGCTGTCCCGGAATACCGATAGCAGGATAGAGACCTACAGATTTTTGAAGCATCAAAAAATCTCCTATTTATTTAACATTGTTCAAAATTGCGCTGACGGCAGTCGGCTTCTCGGTCACCTTGGCGCCGGAGTCTTTCGCACCAGCTAAGGCCTTTCGGCCTTGCATATAGGCGCGGTACGCAGAACGAGCTTCGGACGCGGAGATGTTTTTCAAACCGAGTTTCTTGAGTGCTGCCACATAGATGGAACCTGCAGAGTCATAGGATCCGGCACGGATAACACCTAACACCGGCTTGACTTCTTCGATTGCGGCCAGTTCAGAGTAGATGGCGTTTCTGAGAACCTTCATGGAGTCAGAAGCAGAGCTCTTCTCTTCCTTGCCGTCTTCAGGTTTCGGATCTTCATCCTGTGCGCCTTCATCTTTCTTCTGGGCGTAATTCAATCCGGCCGCAAAAGCCTTCTTCTCTTCTTCAGAAGCTTCGTCAAGGCCACAAGATTTCAAGGCGTCTGCTGCTTCCTTTTCGAGATAGCGTTCTTCGCCTTCACGTTCATGATCAGAATCGAGTCGTTTAGGATCGTCCTTTTCACGTTTTTCGCCGTAAAGGACGCCAGCCTCAAAACCAGCCTTGAAGTTCGGATCCTTCATCTTTTCATCGAGCTCCGGATCGTCATCCTGAGCCTCCTTTTGATCGTCGGGCTTAGGATCTTCGTCTCCTGTAGCCTGAGAGTAGGCCAAGTCAGACAGAGTTGTTTTCAGCTTTTCAGCTTCTTCGTCCGTCAGACCTTTTGCCTTCAGTCCATCGATGATTTTTTGAATCATCGCGTCTTTGTCATCATCTTGAGCGCCGTCAACGATTTTCCCGTTGGGATCAACGGAATGCAAATCGATAATCGCCTTTGCTAACGTCACTTCAGCCTGCTCAACAGCGTCATCTTTTTCCATATTGAGAAAGTCCTTATTAGAATCGCGAACTCTTACCTCAGGCCCAGCGCGCCCAGTTTCCACAAGCGCAAGATGGTTCGCTCTGATCTTGCGTTGCACATAGTCGTATTTCTCTCCATCTGGTGTCTCACCCGGCGTGAAGTCAGGTTCGAACGTGTATGCAAGACTCAGCTCCCGCATTGAACCGTCTTCGATTCGGCTCCGGGCGTCCTTGTCATAAATATGGAGAGAGTTAACTAAAAACGGAGCCTCAAAAGCTCCGTCCGTTCCGGTAGTGCCGACCCGAGTCTGTTTGTTCTCAGGGGCTCCGTGATCATCGTGATGTTCAAGATGAATCGGAATACCGTTTATCGATTGAATAGTTTCAGGGGAACTGAGTTCTTCAGGCGGTCGATAAGCGTGATAGATCCTTTCTGGATCAAGTCCGAGCTCTCGCCAGCCTGCGATCTCCTTCCCGTAATACGGAGCAACTTGAACTCTTGTTAGGGGAGATTTTTCGACATGGAGAAATCCATTGTCATCTACGGTCCTGACACTAGTAGAGTCAAGTGCAACACTTCTGCTGTCATTGTTACTCGCCACTTCTTTCACCTCTAACCCATAAAATTCAAAGTCCCCCTTACCTGTTTTTTCGTCATGGGCTAAAATATCGGTACATCGTGATACGCCCCTTCCTGTTATGGGAGTTTCTTGGGGGTTGCGATCGGCCTCTTCCGTACTCCTGGATTTTGATTTCAGATCGGTACGGTACGAGGCCTTTTTACTATCTATGGCATCGGCCTTATCAATTAAATAATGCTTAAAGAGGTCTCCACCCACTTTTTTGTTCATTTCTTTAGAACAAAGCGTTACTTCATACTTTTTCCCGTCTATGGGGACAATTTTGCGGGTGTAATGAAATTTCTCGACATCGGTGTGTTTTTCCTTTAATCGAGAAGAGCTCCCTAGGTATTCTCCAGTACGATAAATATGTGCAAGATACGGCAACGCAAGCATTTTGTTGTCCGCAATTGAATTCCCCGTTTCTTTTGCTCCGTTCGTAGTAAAAACAATACGGTTTGCAACGGGAAGCCCTCCCGGATTCTCTACTGCCTTAATACCTCTGCAGTAATACTCTTGGACGTATTTCGTTGCCGTTTTAGCCGGAGACTGCCCTTCATGATTCTTTCTAAAAACTTCAAAACTTGGAAGCTTATCCGGCCCCACGCTGGTTCCTGCTCCTCCAACAATCTCGCCATTTTTGATTGCTATAGTTTGATTATTATCGGTTTTCCGGAACTTGATGTCGTCTGGCATTGTTAAAGATTCCTATTACTCAGGAAGAATTGAACGGAACTGGCACCTACACCAATAAAGTTCACCGGGCATTACATTTCTTCCAACTTCTTTGTCGTATAGTCCTTTAGAAAGATCAAACTCTTTCCCATTCATCTCAATGTGACTCTCCCGACTGGTGTATTTCCCAGGAACGTGAATCCAAACTCCGCGAGTAATTCCTAAACCTTTGCAGTTAGCTTGCTGAATCTGTTGATTCAGTTTTAGCGTTTGGTCAATCGCTACCCGCTGAGCTCGTTGAGCCGTAAAGGAAGATGAACGGCCCAGGGCCTCGACAATCTGCGAATACGTGCCATGACCTTCGTAAGCATCCATAAAAGCAGAGCGAATATTTGTCAGCTCGGATGTTGTAATGTTGCTTATGAGGCTAGTCGTGTCAGCCACCATCCCCGGCAGTTCATTTATTGCCTGAGGAGTGATGAAGAAGTGCCTGCGCGTCTGCCTCATCTCGTAAGCAAAAACTGAATCAGGAATGCCCGCCGCTTTTAGAGATGCTCTCTGAGCTGTCGAGACATCGGCGGCAAGGTTTTTCACGTACCACTCAGCAATCTGACGTGTTTCTCGATCCGCCGTTCTCATCCAGTTGCCCATGTTGCGGGCAATGAAGTCATCAACATTGCGACGGAAACGATCTGGGTCACGAAGAACCAAGCGGTTGATTTTTTCTTTGATGTTCCGAAGTCTTGCTCGATCAAGGGGATCGTCCGGACGAAACGTTAAGGAAGCGTCCTCGGTCAATCCCCCTGCTTCAGACAGATAAAGAAGAATCTCGTTGAGAATCCTATTTCTGAAGGACTTCAAGAAGGTATCGAGCTTCTTTTTGAACTTTGCTTGTCTGCCTAGGTTCGGTTGAACGGAACGAGCAGTCTTCATTAGAAAATCTCTCCAGCTTTATCTTCATCAGTCTTCGGCGCCGGCGCCACATTCTCAGCCGATCGCTGTTTCAGGAAGTTGTTCATCAGCTCATTCTGCTGACTAGGATCGTCTGTCATGAGTTCGCCTTCCATCCCTTCCGGCAATTCTTCCGGAATAAAGTCCAAACCCATATCGGAATCGCGACGAACAAACTCACGAACCTCTTCAGCACTCAGAACATTGCGGTCCTGCAGCACAGCCAACATGTCGACCTTTGTCTTAGCTGTGATTGCTGTAGCAGCGGCATCTGCCTCTCCAAGCTCATTGAACTTGAAGGAAATGGACGGATCAACATGACCAAACTCGACCAACTGGATAGCTTTCAGGACAGTTTGAATTGCGTCTCGATTGAGCTCTTGTTTCGACTTGATATGGTCGTAATAGTTCCGGATATCGCTCTGACCTGTCGCGTTGAAACCACTCGGAGAGATTCCGAGAAGCTTGACCGCAGGCGTGCGATTGATTGCCGCAATGAATTCCAATGCCTGCCTGATGATCCCTTCAACTCCTGAAATCGTCAGAGTGATGTTCTGCAGGTCCTCGGAAGAATCACAGGCAAAAATGGCCTCATTCGAGCGATAACGCTGTAAGAGCATCATCTTCGCGTCTAACTGCTCAATTCCGCCTGCCTCAAACGCCTCAGAAAAATTGGTTTTGAATACCGTGAGATTGAGTTTCTCCAGAATACTGACGCCCGTTTCTCTGGCTTTGTTCCAGTGCAGCACATAATCCCAAAGGATCTGAGCTTGAGGAATGCCAAGAAAGTTGTATGCAGGACGAAGAAGTAACGGAGGTTCATTGTCAACCAGTCGAATAAGACGGGATGCATGCACCTCTTGGCCAAGAACGAACCAAGATCTTGGCTTCAAATAATCGTCTTTGAGCGGTTGGCTGGCATTGTAGAAACCAGGCGAAACATTCACCGGATCGATAACGATAAATTTGACTGTTTTATCCTCGCCTACCAGTTCTGCTGACTTGTCAGAGAAATTAAGGGGGAGCTTTAGAGCCTCTCCTTCGGCACCCGTGTCAACAAAGATGAAAGCCCCGCCCATAAAGCCAACGATGCTCAGAGCTTCATTAAAGAGCTTCCTCAGTCGATATTTGTTCTCCTGCAGATCTTGGAGCTTCTTAACGTTATCCGCAGATTCGTCTTCACCGCCTTCAATCTGAATCCATTCCCGGCACATATCATCCGCAACAGTCTGAATGCAGGTGCGGATCATGCCGTTCTGGGCGATATTCTGCAGTACGCCGTAGCCGACAAACGATGTCATCGGGAACTGGCCTAAATCCAACGCGTGCTGTGTCAAAGATGCATAGTACGCATTGAAACTCGAGCCAATCGCGGCATCGTTCGTGAAGCGAGAGTCCTCTTTCTCCGGCTCTTTGGTGTTCAACGTGATCGGAGGATAAAAGAGCGTTTTAGCCTCCTCCTGAGAGAACGATGTTCTAGGAGGCACGAAGCGAGAGCCTGCTGCATCGATGATCTTTTGATTGATCTTTCGGCGTTTGTTTTCGTCTAGTTGATTCATGATTTTCAAAATCTAAAACGTGCCTGCTGCATCTGTTCTCTAGTCAAAATGACGCCTGAGCCGTTGCGAAAATAGTTCAATGCCTGAGTTGTGCTATCTACCTGGTCATCGTGAGAACCCGCAGGAAACTCAAGCAATTCACTGACGTAATGCGGCACCCAAGGTGCGGCGGTGTCTTCCGGAATAAAAACATTCCCTGCCTCAAAGTACGGAGTGACGGACGATGCCCTTGCCTCCTTTGATTCGGTGGGCGTTATCGGGACAAATCCCGAAACCGTAGATTTCAACTCAGAGATCACCGCCGATCCGTTAGCCTTGTCTTCAACCAGCTTCCGGACAACACGCGGCCACTTCTGTGCAAGAACTCGGACCATCTCTTTTGTCTTCACAAAATCCCATTGGCCTCGAACTTGATCAAGCAGGTAAAAATTCGGTCCTTTTTTGCCCCAAACCTGCCCTACCACGTAGTCGGAGTTTTTGGAGTCTTTGAATGTCATATCCCACGACATGAGCGTATGGTCAAACTCTGGAGGCAGGCTTGATGCTGTCCATCTTCTAAACCATTCAAGCTTGAACAAAGCACCGCCGTCGGGAACTGGGTGCTGCTGATATAGCGCCTCCCAATCTCTACTGCCTATCGTTTTCTTGATTTGCAGCAGAGTTGAAAGCGGATACCGTTCAGGATGCAGAGCTTCCCCAGCTTTGCGGTGCAATTCGTCATGCTCGGCGATCGCCGGATAATTTACGATCCGGAACGTATCGCCCTCTCCCATTCTCTGGATCAGTCGACCAATCAGGTCATCGGTATGCCAACGAGTGGCCATTACGATGACTCCACCTCCGGGAGACAGTCGAGTGTATGCGGTCGATGTGTACCAGTCCCAAATGGAGTCTCGTATCGTTTTAGAACCTGCTTGAGCTCTATCCTTAATCGGGTCATCGATAATCAGAATGTCAGCGCCCTGGCCCGTAATACCGCCTCCGACGCCGCATGAGCGATAGGCGCCGACATGACCGACAATCTCAAATAAATCGGATGTCCGAATGTACGACCCTCGCGAGTCCGGACGGACTCGCGAGCCATTTAGCGTCGTTTCCGGGAATACCTCTTGATATTTTTCGTCATCGATAATCCGCTGAACGTCACGATTAAAACGCTGAGATAAGTCAGCGCTGTAGGATGTAGCGATAATCTTCAGATCAGGAAAACGTCCGAAGGCGTAGGCAGGGAAACGGCGCGAAACAAGCTCACTCTTACCCGAACGAGGGGGTAAAGTAATTATCAGCCTCGGAGACTTCTTCTCTTTAACAGCTTCTAGAAACTCGTCGAGCATGTCACAAATTTCCTTATGTACCCATCCCATTAGGTAATCGGGCTTAGTGTACGTAGTGAAATGTGCAAGCGATTTACGGGCCTTAGCTATCCTGATCTCCTTTATCGTTGGAAGCCGCATTCACAATACCCTCCAGCGCGTCTAACTGTTCCAAGGTGAGCTTGCTTAGATCCAGCTGGTTAACTTTATCGACCTTGACCGGTTCACCGTCTTTTCCAGTGATCTCCTTCCTGTCAGTCTCTTTCCACCCACAGCGGCTTTTCATGTAAAAAATGGTCGCTGCCGGATTTCCCTCTCGAATGAGAGCCATCAACTTTCCGCCAACAAAGGCGTTGGCCTTAGCCTTTCCCTTTTTTATAGCGGTCGCAAAATTCGCAAAATCTTTTTTTCGATTCTGTAAGGTTCGATAACTAATCCCGAGCGCGAGAGCTATCTCTTCCTCGTTGTCACAAACCTGAGCCAGTTGTTCAACCTTCTCTAGGTCGATTTGAATGCGTGGACGAGTCCGCTTCTTTTGAACTTTTTCTTCCATGCCTTCAACCTGCCTGTAGTTAACTGGTCATATCGATGATCTTCTGAATTAAATCTTCGGGTCCGAAACTTTTAACGAAATCCTGAACCTGATCTTTGTACTCGATCGGAATTGAGAGCGTCAGATTAAAGCTGTCTGCCTCGGGTTCCTCTTTTTCCGGTTTTTCCTCAGCGGGTTCGGTAGTTCCACTCAACAAAGCATTCAACTCTTCGTCGGAAAAACCAGTGACCGGTGCCAAATCTGTATCCTGCAATTCCTGCAGCTCTATTCTCAAGAGGTCAATGTCCCAACCAGAATTAAGAGCAATTCGATTGTCCGCGAGGATGAAAGCCTTCTTCTGAGCCTCAGACAACCCGGTTAATTCAATTGTCGGTATTACCTTCAGCCCAAGTTTCTTAGCCGCCTTCAAGCGTCCATGCCCGGCAATCACTCCGCTCTGCTCGTCAACCAAGACAGGATTGTTGAACCCAAATTCCTTGATCGAACTGGCGATTTGATTCACCTGCTCCTCTGAATGCGTCCGGGCATTATTTGCGTACGGAATCAGGTCATTAACCGGTCTGTAGAGAATTTTGAGTTCAGATTCTTTCATAGCGTTAAAAAGGTGCGCCCAGCATGTTTCAGCCGAGCGCACTCCAACCAACCCCAAGGAGATAGTTTGTTAAGGCGGTTTTCTCCGCCATTCTCGTCAGGAGAATTAGAAATCCAGCGGAGTGAGCATCTTCCCGTTGGGAATCTAGGCTTGCTGGATGTTGTAAATGGCTCGGTGCTTAAGCCCACCGAGAGGCTGTGCGGTTTGTCGATAAATGTTGAGGGCAACAATGGAACCGCTGAGAATGTTGGCCGTCCGCTTGTTCTTTAATAATTCGATTTTGGAGTACGGGAGGACAATCGAAGATTGAGCGAACGGCCGAAAAACAAAAAGCCCCGAAATCGGAGCTCTTATCTAATCGATTGGCTTAGTCATCGTATCCTCTTTTCTTTGGACACACGGGCTCCTCCGCAAGGAACCCGTTCAGATTAAGCCTATCGGCGCCTGAGTGTCACAGGCTTGAAATTGTCTAATTGACGATACCACACCGAGACACCCATTGCAATAAATGCTATTTCTTAGCCGGTGCTTGCACGTCCTTTAATTCTCTATCTGGGAATCTCGTTACACTAACCACGCCCCTCCGGAGCAAAGAGGCAGAGGCTACGTCACTCAATGTCATATATGCGGCTAGCCCAGAGTTAAACTTGGCATTCTTCACGTTATGCACCGGAATAGTTTCTTTCCCATCACTCAAGAAAAGACTTATGTAATCGATCCCGAGGGATTGATCTGTGTCATTTTTAAAGACCAATCTCACCCTCACATCCTTAGGACCGTAGATCGTGGCAGATCTCGACAGCTCATCAATCTTGGTTTTTATGTCTTTCCCAATAAAAACATTCATGAACTGATTGTTTTGAGAGGAACCGACGCAAATCTCATTGGCATTGCAATCCTTCAGCCCAATACCGCCCACTTTAAATGGAAGTTGAAACTGGGCAAAAGTGTCTATCCCGCTTCCTCTCTTGCACCCCAAATAAGTGGCATTGGGGAAAACGTAGTTAATTTTTTGCTTGGCCTCTAAGACAGAAGAACTTTCCAACTCGCTCTTGTATTCTTTGCATGCCGGAACTTCAATATCCAATCGGGCATTCTTAATGATCGGAGCGCCAAAAACTTCTGAGTATGTGACTGGCATCGTGATTTCAGATTTGCATCCAGCCAATAGAAGAGCAGTCAGTCCAACTAGGACAGAAAGGGATTTTTTATTCATTTTCGATCTCTTAGGGTTTGTATGTAATTTTTAAATTTTATCAGGGCAAGTTGAGAAATAATCAGGCGAATATCCCATCTTTACCTGAGACATTCGCACTGTTTTCCCTTATTGTTTTTCTGCTTTAGCCTTTGCTGCTTCATAGGCTCTAAGCCTAAGAGCAAAGAAAACCAAAGATTCCTTAATCCAACCTTCTAGTTTTATATCCTTCACTTTCCAGATTTTCCGCCCAGCTCTACGCAGAGCATAATTATTGGAAAACACATAAAGGAGGATGATGTTTTTCGCCGTCTTAACGTTTAGTCCACCTTCTCCAATCGTCAAAAATTCGGCTCCTGGCACATCCAGGTATTGCCAAACCAAGTTGAGCAAGTCTGCGTCTCTTTGGTCAACATTCATTCCAAAATCATCAGATCGATCTTCCGGACCAGAATAATCCTCAGAAAAATCCGTCTTGTTTCTCGTCAATGCGAGAGCTCTCTCTACCGCGTAGGCAATTGAGACGTTTTTAACAACACGGTCACGATATGCCCGGCGCCAGTTGTCTAAACGAGGTCTGAGATCGTCAATGAGTTTTTGTTCTGTTTCTGTCATCCAAGAGTCCTCAAGTAGCTAAACATGCAGTAGAGATAAATAATCCCGAGAGCTGATAGCCCCCAGAACTCAACCTTTTTTCTGAGCTTGTCGCGGTGCTCCAAAAAATCCGCAATCTTCTTAGCGACCCAAAGAAGGGCGAAGATTGCCATCACAGAATTGATCCACCAGAAAACAAATGCTTCAACGTTAAAATGCCTGAACATTCCAACCCCCTCCTTCTTTCTTCGGTTTTTCAACTTCCATGAAGTGACGGCCTTTCACTGCGCCACCGCGATTTATTGAATACCATATCGCCTGCTTCGTCACCCCTAACTCTTTAGCGGCGATTACTGAACTTAAATAGATTTCTTGAGTCTCTATGCACTTAACAGGCTTTCTATTAGCCTTATGAATTTTTGAGAGCTTTTCTCTGCACAAAGAGCTTGTTTTTTGTCCTTCTCTATTACGAATTTTTGCTAATACAAAATTGTGATTTTCTCGGTTTGTACACCAGCGAAGATTTTCGGATTTATTGTTATGTTTATCCCCGTCAATATGATCTACATGATTTCTTTGGTCTGTAAAACCTTTAACAAAAGCAATCGCTACAAGACGATGTATGTCAAAAATCTTTATTACAGCGTCTTTTGAAAGACTAACGGACAAATAACCGTTTGTTCCTTGACTTTCTTTTAATAATCGTCCTTTAATAAATTTTTTCCTTGGTTGTCCTTCATTCTCGTAGCTAACTATGCGATCTATAGAACGAACCTTCCCGTAGTTACTAACTTCATAAAATCCTTCATATCCTTGGATTTCTTTCCAAATTTCGTTCATGGTGCAACCTCCTGAATATCCCATCCGCTGTCTTTTTTACGTCCTTTGGGAAAAACTACATACATGCCGAATGGATAAGCCGTGGCGCACACTTTCATTTTTACTTTACTATCGTCTGACCAAATACGAGGGCTGCCTTTCACATCGTGGAGTTCGACATATCCATTCGGACGTAGAATCATGAAATCAGGGGTAAACCAGCAAGAACCATTGGCAATTTTTACTTTTATCGACTCAAACCAATAGTCAAGTACGCGCCCTTCGTGTTTTTCTAATTCCAAATAATCTCGATAGGCCGCCTCGGTCCGGTTCATTTCACCGACCTTGAGCCTTCCTTTTGCTTGTAAAAACCTTTTCATTTATCCCTCCTGATTGGGTTTGTGTTGTTTGATTGAATTCTTTGATGCTGTTTCCAGAACATTAGAGTTCCGTTGAGCGATGATCTGAGCGTGTGAGGGCCAACGTTCAAACTGCGAGAAGAAGTCTCTCCTGCGTTGAATTTGATCGTCTGTTGTTCGCTCGAACTTAGAACAACGAGCAAACGAGATCGGATAGCACTCGATGCCAGCACCTTTATCCGGATGGTGGCAGTAGATGTTCATGTCCCCAAAGGACTGTTTTGGAGGCAGATGCTTCTTTCCGTCTGGTCCTATCCAGAAGGCCTGAGCATGAATGCAGTAGAGGCAGCACCCGCTCATTCAGACTTCCTCCGGAAAGAGCAAACGAAACAGACTGCTACAACCATCGCCAAAAACGGCAAGCTGTAGTCAATATTCGATCCGTAGTGAGCGAACCATGCAAAGTCGAGGAGACTAAGAGCTCCTCCGGAACAACCAACAAGAGCGAGGAAATTGGCAAAATCGAAGTGCATTTCATTCCCTGTCAAATAACAACCGACAAAACAGCAAGAGCTCAGGTACAAACAAAAATATCCAAAAATGTCCACGCTCAATCCTTACGAAAGATTTGAACCAAAAGCCAAATAAGGAGGGCGACTAGTTGAGAGACCACGTAACGATCTAGAGCTTCAAGCCTTTCCATTTCTATCCTCCTTCCCAACCTCAAATGCCGCTCTAACCAGTAGCCCAAACAGCACCAGATTGATGAACACCACCGGCGCCAAAATGATCATCAGTAACTGCCATGCACTCTCTGACATAAAACCTCCTAAAAGTACGGTTCAGGAGCTGGCGCTGACTGTGTTAGCTCCAGCCACGGTCTAACCGGTACACGCGTCCACGACGTGCAGAAATTCAGACTGGCGTTGTCTCTCCAAAGCTTGATGAACCCTTCCCAAGCCCCATTTCTCTGCTTGCAAAGGTTCAAAACAAAGTCTGGCTTGGTGTCATCGACATCTTTTCCTTCGGCCTTCTTTTGGACCTTGGAGAAATCGCGAGCCAAGACAAAAACATTGAAGGCAATATTCGTGATGTTGGAGCTCCCTTTGATTGAGTCTTTTGAAGCTGAATCAAAGACGGAGTAAGTTTTTGAACTGGCATCACCACGTTTGCGGCAATGGGCCACAACGACAATGTGGACATTGTTGGTCCGAGCAAACTCAACCAGTTTGGTCATCACATAATCGGTTTCCTTCTTGTCCATGTCGTCTCTGACACACATCATCAAAGAGTCAACAAAGAGGATGTCTGACTTGTAGTCACGGACAGCTGAATCAAGGAGGCGCAATAGTTCGTCCGGAGAAACCTTTCTCTGCAGGTCACAGATACGCATCCTTGAGGCGAATTGTTTGAAGAAAAGATCAACGTCAGGTTCTTCAATCATCCTTTTGTCTGTGCTGCACACTGTCTGCATGAGCATTCTTTCAATCGTTCGTACTGGAGCCATTTCAAACGAAGCTATGTAGAGAGAAGCTCCACAGGAAATGAGGTGAAGTCCGATCTGCCCAAGCAGCAGAGATTTTCCGGAACCGTTTTCGCCAGCCAACACCGTCAGTTCTCCGGGTCGAAATTCAAAATCGATCGGTCGACCGATGCAGCCTTCATTGGTTTGCGTGAAGGGAAGCGTGAACTTAGCAACATGAGTCTTCTTCGCGTCCAGATAGTTCTGGAAGTCGTTCTTAAACTCAAGAACGTCCTTGTTGATGAAAAACTCAGGGAGCTTGTAAGCCCTACTCTCGTATTCAGACAGAGAAGTTTCTATTTCTGCCCCGCCCGTCGGATCGCCCCAATAGCCATCAAGCTCAGGCGAAACGCTTGTATTTTTTGGATTCATAGTCAAATTTCCACGCAATCAGTTGTTTGTTTTTGAACATCACCGAAACGATGACGGCGGCGGGTAGAGCTTTAGGGATTTCAAGCATCCATCGGCGGACGGTCTCTCTGAGTTCGGGCGTATCGTCGACATCGATAAAGTCGATCAGAACGGTCTTCCCCCGGAGAAATTCGGCCTTAATGTGATTAGGCTCGTCACAGAACGAAAACAAAACTGTCGGAACCTGAGGCCGTCTTCTTGGCAACACCTCAATTTCATCTTCGTAGATCGCATCGGCCTGATAGAGAGCTAACTCACTGTCAGTCAGGCGAGGGAAAAAGACCAACTGGGTAGTCGTAAATGCGTCCGGATGCTCGTAAAACGTTCTACCCTGATCGTCTCGAACAACGGCAGCAGCGGCAAACATCATCTCTGCTCCTTATTGTTGGGAAGGTCTTTGATGTCGTAGGCTCTCATGCCGGCATGGAGCTTCTCTACGAACTTGTTTTTGGCACCGGTTGAATACGTGACGGGAGGAAGTTCTTTGTTGTATTCAGAAGCAGAGACCCAATGAGCATTGGGATCTTTCCAATCATCTTTAACCCAATCGGCCTTGAAACCCGTCCAGTTGCGGACCATCATTTCGTTGATGACCTCTTCCAACGTCCAGCCGGCTTTTTTCGCTTCCTTACGAAGAAGCGAAATAACTCTTTCTGTTACCGGCGCCTTCTTTTGCTTTCGATAAGCCAAAAAGTCCTGCCAAAACTCGTCAGTCAGTTCCTCGGGTTTCTGGAGGCGTTGTGTCTTGACTTCCTTTTTTGGCTTCGGTTCAACTATTTCCTTTTCGGAAACACTTGCTTCCTGCTCTTCAAGCGGAAGTTCTTCCTCAATGGCTTCAGTTTTTAGAGAAACTGGTTTTTCACACTCACGCCCCGCGAAATTTTCGGGAACTTCCGGATGTTTTTCGCTCTTTTCGATGCATGTATATATTTCCTGTTCCTGTTCCTGTTCCTGGATGCGGGATGGTTGCTCGTTGACACGTAAGATGGCATCTTTGATGGCATCCATTAGGTCATTGGGGATGGCGTTTCTCATGCCAGTAGACAAGCTGTCCACAAAGGCTTTCAGGCTTGCAACGTGCCTATCCAACAAATCACATTCGGGCATTAAATCGATCAATTCACGCCAAGATTTGAATGCGTTCGGGGATGACGGTGCGTTGTACTTTAGGAAGTTGTTTATTACCATGAGCCCTGCCTTCTCGTCAGCATCAATCATGCCGTTTAAGGTGACTTCTTGGATGGCATGTGACATGGCATCTCGTTGCCATCCCAGCTCATCGGCAAGATTTGAGACTCGTGTCCGAATCGTTCCTATTTGCGTGGTGTCCGGATGCGTCAACAGCAGGATGAATGCCAGCTTTGCGTTGTCTGACAGTTCTCGAAACTTCCTGTCATTCCACATTCGGACATCGATTTTTCTATAGCGAGCCATAGTATTGACCCTTTTTATTTCAACACTTTCCAAATTGGCAAAGCAGGGAAACGCAACCTGAAATAAGGCAAGTAACTTTTGGGTATTCCGTGTTTCTTCCAATATGTAATCGAGGCTGGATTAAGTCCTAGTTCCTTTGCCAGAGCTCTTTGTTGTCCCCTATCTCTCCAAAAGAAACCCTTGTATTGAGATACGACCTCTTTGAATAAGCGTTTTTTTAAATCGTCGTCCATATCGTTAAATATTAAAACAATTTTATTTAAACATTTTAAATTATAAACGAAACGTTTAAATATTTGTATGTTTAAAAATTTAACGTTTATGTAAAAATTACTTAAAATCTGACCTAAAGGAGTTTTCCTATGAAGACATACAAAGACAGAATCTCAGAACTTCTTGCCAAAAACGGAATGTCTAATGCAGAACTGGCTCGACAGATTCAAGTGTCCGCTCCGACAATTACTTACTGGCTCGGTCCGAGAAATAAAGGACTTAAATACGAAGACGCCGTAAAAATTTCAAATGTGTTTGGCGTTAGTCCAGATTGGCTAATTTACGGGGAAGAAAAAGAAAGTTTCGAACCTGAAAAACCTGATGACGACCAAACCATTTATCTTCAAAAGGTCAATTTATTCGCATCCTGCGGAGCTTTGTCCGCATACGAAGATCGTCAAAATGACTCTGATGTTATTGAAGGACTAAGGGTTGGCGTTCAATGGTTTAAAAATAATTTTCCTCAGTACCAGCCTCTAAACGTTCAGATAGTCACGGCTTCGGGAGATTCAATGGAGCCTCTGATAAAGGACGGTGATTTAGTTTTTGTGGATGTAAGCAAAAACGAATGCGACCGGGACGGAGTTTACTTTCTTTTTCTAGACGGGCAATACTTTATTAAGCGAGTACAAAGAAGCTTTGGAAAGAGATTGATCTTAATTTCTGACAACAATAAATATAGGGACATCGAGATCAATGCAGACAGTCAAGTTGAATTTCACACTATAGGAAGAGTCATTAAAACGTTTAAATCAACCGATATCTAACTGAAGGAGAATGACCATGGAGTTAATAGATAAGTTTAAGGCACTGGGTTTAAAGTCTAAAAAGATGGCAGACAACCTAACTAATGAAGAAATTACAAAGACAGCACTCATCATGCCCTTTATTCAGCTTTTGGGTTATGACATTTTTGATCCGCAGGAAGTAGTGCCAGAATTTCAAGCGCAAGCGGGAGTAAAGAAAGACCAGCGCGTTGACTATGGGAACCTCTGTACAAAAGGTGGGTGATGCGATATAATTAGCACGCTACCGAAAAGTGTGATTATGAAGATTAAAGCTCCCTCATTTGCTGATTTATTCGCAGAAACCTCCCCGCAGCTGGGCGGTGCCAGAAGAACTAAGTTCCTTGAGACTTTGGACCGTATCATTCCTTGGCAGGATTTGAAAGCGTTGATCGGACCTTATTACAGTGAAGGTAAACGCGGTGCTCAGCCTTACCCGCTGGAACTCATGATCCGCATTCATTTCCTTCAACTGGTTTATAACCTTTCTGATCCCATGTGTGAGGAAACGCTGCACGACTCGTTCGCATGTCGTCGCTTTGTCGGTCTGACGATGGATTCAAAATGCCCCGATGAGACTACGATTCTGCGTTTCCGCCATCTCCTTGAGAAAAACGGTCTGGACAAACAAGTCTTTGATTTGTTCAAGCAGCAGCTTACCAACAGAGGCCTGCTCTTCAGTAAGGGCACGATTGTTGACGGCTCTTTTATTGAAGCGCCGAGTTCGACGAAAAACGCCGACAAAAAGCGGGATCCTGAGATGCACTCGGCGAAAAAAGGCAATAATTGGCACTTCGGAATGAAGATGCACATTGGTGTGGACAAAGCCACAGGAATCATCCACACGGTGATAACGACTCCGGCTAATGTTCACGATGTGACAAAAGCCGATGAATTGCGCCGCCCCGATGACTGGGAAGTAATTGGTGATTCCGGATATCTCGGTATGGAAAAGCGCGATAGTGCAGATCCTGAACGAGTAACTTATACGGCCGCGAAACGTTACAGCCAGAGAAAGAAGCTATCGGCAGAGAGAATTGCCGACGAAAAGCTGCTGAGTTCGATTAGATGCAAGGTCGAACACGCCTTTCATCGAATTAAGGTTCAGTTCGGATATAAGAAAGTCAGATTGCTCATTCCAGAATTAATGCACCAGGCAATCCAAAGTTAATGCACCAGCGAAGTCTCGAGAGCTTCCTTTTCTTATGTTAACAAATAGTCCTATATGTTTGAGGTTTTGCGCATAGAGGGTGATTGCACTTTGGAGCGTAGCGGAGAAGTGCAATCACCCTCTATGCGCAAGGTGCGTCTTACCTCTATCTCTTGCGGATAGTCGGTGGTTACAACGCGCCTCCTAGTTTGATCCTCCGTAACTACCTATGGTTACTGAGATTTTCTTTCACCTCTACACTTCGTCTCTGAGAGGAGCCTTCAAGATGTAAGCGGTATGAGGAATGTGCAATCCTATCGATTACAGCTTGCGTCATTGCGCTATTGCCAAGTCTCTCGATCCATCCTTCCAATTTGAACTGGCTTGTATAGATCGTCGGCTTCAGACGGTTTCTGTCATTGATAATATCCAGCAAATCGGCGCAGTCTTCTTCGCTCATGTCTTCGATTAAAAAGTCATCAAGAATGAGTAAATCGATTCTTTTGAGTTCTGCCTTGCGTTTTTCCAACGTGTTATTGACTCTATGGACCTTAAGATCCATAAAGAGCCTTCCAGCACGAATGAAGTAAACAGAATGTCTGCGATCAAGCATGTAGTTAGCACAACAACCCGCTAAGAAGCTTTTCCCTACACCACAAGCTCCGGAGAGGATAAGGTCGGCCGGAGTCTCTCTGAGCATCCACTGACCGTCTCTTACAAGTGCCATAAGTCTAGTGTCCCACCGGCGATTATCGCTTTCGTAGAGTTCTTCGAAGCGTGCATTGATCAAATCCAAGGGGAGGTTGCTATGTCGCCGCAGCTTAACTGCAGTATTCGCCTCTCTTCTGACTATTTCTGCATTAAGGAGATCATAGATTTGCTCCAACGATGTCATCTGCTGCCAAGTTGCGTCCTCAAGAGTTTCCTCCATCCGTTGACGGAAGCCCGGCAGATGAAGTTCTTTGGTCATCCTATGTACTCTTTCGGCCAGAGATTGGGGATTTTTTCTTGTATTTCTAGTATCTTTCATTTTTATCTCTTCAATTTATTGAATTGTGTTATTTCCAAGGAAGGAGAAGAATTCTTCTAAAGGGCGTAGGCACTCGCTGTTTTCAGAAGTTTTCTTTTTCTTCTCCTTTTTCGTGGGCATGCCCGTTGCAAAGGCTTTCACACAGTTTAAAAACGCGCTTTTTTCATATATTCCTGTTTCAACTGCATGGGTGAAGGAAAGTTCCAGCGTCTCAGGGCTAACGGTTTTAAGTTTCTTAACCATGTAGCGCAAGCGGTTTGCCAATTCGCCTTTCTCTGAGCGATTGTTGATTTTTAAGTATTTAGATAAGAAGAGGCCGGCACTTTTTGATAGTTGCCTAAACTCTTCGCAGCTTTTTTCCAGTCGACCGGCGGGCGTGAGTTCTCCGGGTAATCGGTATTCCGGTTTAATATGAAGAAAGCCTTCAAGCTCGTCGGGTTCGCCAGGCCGATAGTATTTGTATTCGGTAATGAGGTGATTGCTCAATGGGTCAACAATCCGAAGCAACTGTCCGTCTTTCACATAAACCCCGACGGAGTGACTAAAGTATTCTGGCGGTACCATGTATTCATGAGTATGGAATTGGATACAGCCGTTGATTCTTACCTTTCTTCTTAAGATTTCTGCCCCATAAAAGAACTTGTTCTTTGGTAGGCTCCGCAGCTTAGGCTGCTCAAGCTCGAACCACTTTCTCCGGCTAATGCCGTATCGGGCCATCTTCGCGCAGTTAAAGTCTTCCAACTCCTTTTCCAGAAGGAAGTTCACGTCATTCACTGAAGTCAAGGAACCAGGCGAGATCTTTTTAATAAATTTATCGGTAACGTCCTTTACAGCTTCTTCCACAAGTCCTTTATCCTGCGGATGTCCTACTCGAGCCGGACTTAAGGCAACCTCATAGAATTGAGCAAGGTCGAGAAGCCCTTTACTGTAGAGTTGATTACCTTTTTCGGCATGGTTGACTAACGCAGTGTCGTTATCCAAGATAATGTACGAAGGCACTCCCTTGAAGAAGTCAAACGCGTTCTGCAGTCCTTCAATCCAAGATTCTGTCGTCATGTCAGGAGTGGCGTACCAGTAAACCATGCGGCTAAAAGGAAGGACTGCGACAAAGACACGGCAGTTTTTTACTGCGTTGCTGCGACTGGAATTCAGAAGTATTTTGTCGCCGGCATAATCTATCAGCAGATATTTTCCCGGCTCCCATTCCTGAGCCATGACGCGTCCTTTATTTCCGTAATGCGCGTGCCAGTATTGCTTGACTCTGTAATAAAACCCCGAGCGTTTGAGCGGCGGCAGATCAGAAGTCTTCGCTTGCTCAAGGTACTCCATGCAGGAATCAAGAATTTTTGCTCTTCCTTGATCGATGGCGTCACATATAGCTTCGACATCAACCGGATAGAAAGCTTCTTCTTTCGGACCTTTGACTTTGCAAAATAAACTATGAAGCTGTTTGTCCTGAATCTTTGAAACCGTTTGGAAATCGAGTCCAAGTTCTTTGGCCCGTTGTAACCAACGAGACACCGTCGTATGGTGGAGTCCTAGCCGATTAGCTATCTGCCTCAAGCTCATATTCCTTTCTTGGAGCTTGAGGACTTCACGAATGTCAACCGATGACATTTGTTGTCTCCTTTTCTTCATAAAACCCCTTGCTTAACAAAAACAAGGTAGTGTGCTTTGAAAAGGAAACTCTCGTTATTGTTGATTTTGCCTACTCAGGGTAAAGATTTCTTGAGAAGGTGTTGCACTTATTTTGGAATAGGTGGTGCACTTATTTTGGAATTAACATCAGATACAGAGGGCTGGACAAAAATACGGCGCGCTTAACAATGCTGGCCTCGATTGCCAACATGTTCATCGGAAATTGCTTCGAAAATCGAACCAAGGTTAGCTTCGCCTAGGATAATTGTATCTATGAGGGAGGAAACTGATTGATTAGGCTCTGATCAATTCCTCCCCGATGGAAAATTCCCGTCAGATTCTTCGAAAATAAAGCCTCCGAAGGGCGATTGGGAAAAATTACGTATTTTGCAGAGCTTCCTATGCTCTTTGTAAGGATGGAAACCCGATTGTTTTGATTGAAGCAAAAGCCTATGGCGCTTCTCTCGATAAGGACCAACTTGACCAACTTAAAAGGTACTTTCCGTTTGTAAAAACAGCTCGTGTAGGCATTTTGACGGATGGCAACCGGTATCGCTTTTTCACCGATTTAGAGGTTGACAATGTTATGGACGACTCTCCTTACTTTGAGGTGAGTTTAGATAACATTAACGACGATGACTTAGATAAAATCCTTCTTCTGGCTAAGGATAAGTACAATGACGAATCGACAATTAAAATAGCCGAGCAATTGAAATTCACGAAACAATTTAAGCTCATTCTATCCAAGCAGTACGAACAACCAGAGGAAGATTTTGTACGATTCTTTGCCAAAAAAGTTTGGAATGGCCAAATTAATCAAAATGTTAAAGACAAATTAACACCGCTCTTAAAAGAATCATTTAGACAGTGGACAGAGGAAAAAATTAACGCGAGACTACGTAAGGCCATTGAGGGAGAAGAAAAACAACAACAGGAAGAAGTTGCAGAAGCTGCACCGGAGCCTGCCAATAACAACCCCGAAGCAAATGACTCAGACAAGCTTGGACTTAATATCATTAAGGCGATCCTTGCAGATGTCTGCGACGTCTCCAGAATATACCTAAGGCCATCAAAAACTTACTGTGCTGTTCTTTTGGACGATAACAATAGAAAAACCTTGGTTCGGTTCTACTTCCAAAATCCAGAAAAATTAAAGATCGACTTATATGGCTTCATGAGAGTTGAACCACCTTTCCAAATTTCTACAGTTGAGGACATTTATAACTACAAAGAAAAAATAATTGAAATATTCCAGCGTATAGAAGCCGGAGATACAGGTCTTAACCAGCAGTCCGAGAACAAACAATAACGTAATCAAGTAGCGCATTCAAAGCCGCCCCCGGGCGGTTTTTTTATTGCCGCGAGAGCGGCTTTTTTGTTGGTCGAACATTAAGATCTTTAATCGTCAGATCAAAAATACTTAAACACTTTTCTAAGTAATTTCCCGTATATTTCTAATTTAAACCTTTTAATGCTTGCTTTAATTGTTTAAATATTTTAATATCTTCATATCAGATTTTAAACGTAATGTTTAAATCTTGAAATGGAGAACGATCAAATTTAGATAGATAAATTGACAATTTCAGAATCCGGGCCATGGAGAACTAAACCCGGACGCAGCAGGTAGAAAAAGAGCCTGCTAGTGAAAAAATTCGAAACGGCCATGTGCGGGCGGTGCTGGTCACGCGAAGGAAGACAATCGAACACCAGCAGTCAGTGAAGTGAATGAGTAAGGCAAACGGTAGCCACGAAACACTTTTCAGCTAGAGACCTCTGACAAATAGCGCAT